CGAAGCCCGACACGACCCGCGTCCTCCAGTGGCCCTCCGTCGAGCCGGTCTCGTTGAGCGACGCGAAGGCCCAGTGCGGCATGCTCGCGGACGTGACGGAGTTCGACCGGTTCCTTCTCGACAAGATCGCCGCGGCCCGCCGGCTCGTCGAAAGCCGGCTCTCCGTGACGCTCGTCGCGACCCAGTACCGCGCGACCTGGCAGGCCGGCGGTAGCGTGCTGCACCTCCCGGCCCCGCCCGTGCTGATCTCGGCGACCTACCCGATCGCGGTGACGGTCGCCGGCGTCGCCCTGGCGGCCGCCGACTACGAGGTCGACCAGGACGCGTTTCCGGCGACGCTGACGCTCGACACGGCCACGAACGAGAAGGTCGTCGTCACCTACTGGGCCGGGGCGGCCCCGGGCTCCCAGATCGAGCCGATGATCCGCTCGGCGATCCTGGCCTACGTCAACCACCAGTTCGAGAACCGCGGCGTCCTGAACACCGAGGGCGGCGGCGAGCTGCCCCACGCGTTCGAGGCCCTGCTCGCGGCCTCCTCGTGGAACGGGGGCTGGTGATGCGGCCCTCCGGACGCTACCGCGAGGTCTTCATCCTGGAGCGGCCCGTCCGCTCGCGGAACGTGGCCGGCGGCACGGTCGAGACCTGGGAGACCGTCGCGAAGATCCTCGGCTCCTACGAGGCCACGACCTACTCCGAGCAGGCCCGCCGCGGCCAGGTCGGAGGCGGCATCACGGCCACGGTCTACACGCGGTACAGGGACGACGTGGCCGGCGACATGCGGCTCCGGTGGCCGAGCCGCGGCGACCGGCTCCTCTACGTCTCCGCGGTCGTCGAGGTCCCCGGCGGCGACGACCTCGAGCTGACGGTCGAGGAGCAGCGGACATGATCGTCCTCGGGTGGAATAACGTCTCGGGCGAGATCGGGGCGCTGATGAAGCGATACAACGAGCTCCCCCGGCACATCGCGAAGAAACACCTTCAGGCCGCGATGAAGCGAGCCGGGAAGACCGCGGTCCCGCTCCTGAAGCGGAACACGCCGAAGGGCGGAACGCGGGTCGTGAAGTCCACGATCGTTCGCGGCGAGCAGAAGACCAACTACAAGCGAAAGGGCGGCGCTCTGCGGCGGGCCGCGACGTTCGTCGCCCGTTACAAGGGCCGGAACAAGGACGGGGCCGTCTTCGGGATCCTCGGCTACAAGTTCGGATTCGAGTCGCGGAAAGCGATCTGGCTGGAGTTCGGCACGACCCGCGGGATCGAGCCGCGGAAGATCGTCGAGAAGACCTACACCGCCACGAAGGGGATCGTCGGGGCGAACCTTCAGGCGGAGATGGCGAAGGCCCTGGAGAAGGCCGCGGCCGAGCTCGCCTCGGGGGCGAACCCGGGCATGTCGAAGCGAGGCATCGCCGGCGGCGTCACCCCACGATAGGAACACCATGCCCACGCCGCACGTCTGGCTGAAGGAAGCGATCGAGGCCGCCACGTCCTGCACGGCGTGGCCGGTCGGCATGACCGGCACGCAAAACCCGCCCTTTGTGATCTACGCCCGCGAGGGCACGACCCGCGAGCAAGTCCTCGCCGACGCGTTCGACGACACGCCGGCCGCCGACCAGATCCACCCGGTGGCCCGGTTTCTGGTGGCGGTCTACGCCGACGACTACGTCGAGGCGTGGGACCTGGCCGAGGACATCACCGACAAGATCCACCGGTTCGCCGGCACCGCCCACGGGACGAATATCGAACACTGCCTGGTTCTCGACGAGCGGGACGGCCAGCCCGACTACCTCGAGGGCCGCGAGACCCCGACCTACACGGTCGAGCTCTCCGTCGAGATCCGCTGGGACGCGTGAGATTCGGCATCGACTGCCGTCCGTAAAATCGCACCAGACAACAGGAGCCGGCTAAATGCCACTATCCACCATTCCCAGCGGCGGGCCGACCATTCCGGCCGGCGCGACGAGCGTCTCCCTCAAGAACATCGAGACGGCTGGCGCAACGCCGAAGGAAGATGTGACCGTCCTCGGCGACACGGAGCGCAAGTACGCCCCCGCTCCGCTCATTGAAGCCGGGGCCGCTACGGCGACGAAAACCTGCTCGGTGTCAGGCAAGCTGCGGTCGAATACGACCCTCGCCGTGACGGCGGCGAACGTCTCGACCGGGTGGATCTGCGAAAGCTACGAGAAGAACTACGAGGTCGGCACCTACGCGACGTTTTCGGCGGAATGGTCCTTTTATCCCGCGACATGAGGAGCAGTATAAATGTCAGGCGCTTCCCCGACGTTCACGAGCTCCCAGGGATTCTCCGCGTTCGGCGTGGCTGGAGCGACGAAGGTCTCCGTCAAGGTCGCGCGAAACAGTAACTCCACGCCGCGGCTTGATAACTCCACTCTGGCACTGGCACACGGTGCGAGCAGGACCTACGAGAACGGCCTGACCGACAACGGGCAGAGCGGCAGCGCGGCCGTCGTGACTGTGACCATCGAAGGCCTCGACTCACCTCCGGCCCTCGGCACCACCATTACCGCCGAGGGCGCGACCTGTAAGTGCATGGACGCTACCGCGGACGATGCCGTCGGCGAGCTCAAGAAGTGGACGGCCAGCTACACGAGCGATTACGCGGCCTGATGCAAGCGGAGGCCGTGCAGTATGTCGACGCCTTCCTCGCAGGGAGCGACGCTTTCGTTCAATGGGTCTCGTCTAGGCTCGATCACGCGGTTCCGCGCGTCGCCCGCGTCCGCCGTGTATTTCGAGAAGACGCATGTGTCGAGCGAAGTTGTCGGCTTCGGGGCGGAGGCTCGCGTCCTCAAGTCTTACGACTGCACGGCCATTGACCCGGGGACGGTCGAGGTCACGCTATGGGGGTGTCCCCCGTACAACAACGAAATGGTCGGCCTAAAGGGCACCGTTTCGCTTTTGTTTGCCGGCGGGTCGCTGTCGCTGCCTGCGTTTCTCGATTCGTTTGAAGTAACCGGACAGGTCGGCCAGTTCCTTGTGGGGTCGGCCGTGTTTCGCTTGACAGGAGAAAGATCGTGACCGCCCTAGACTCCTCGCCCGACGTTGTGGCCGTGACGCCTCCCGGATCTGCCGATCTCGTCCACCTGCGTTTTCCGACGTTCCAGGAATGGCACGCCTTGGCGAAGGCTCATCGCGAGCTGGAAGGGGCCACGCCGCCGGCCGAGCTGATCGCGAAGACGCTCACGACCTGTATCTGTGACGCCGACGGAAGGCCGGCGGGCGTCGAGGCCGCGAAAGTGCTGCGCGCGAACCACCGGGTCGTGATGTGGATCTATTTCCAGTGCTGGGAGACGGTCCTCAAGTCCGGGGACTCCGTGGTGGCGGAGCTGGAAAAAAACTCCGGAGCCGGGCAGGGCTGACGGATCGCTTCCTGTACCGGCTCGCCGCTCACCACCGGATCCCGCACGTCGAACAATGGAAGAGGGAGGTCACGCTCGACCAGATTCATCGCTGGATGGCCTACCACCGGGTGGAGCCGTTCGGGGAAGACTGGATGCGGACGGCAAAGTCGACCCTGTTCATCGCGATTGCGATGGGGGCGAAGCTAGACGAGTCGTTTATCGACATGTTCCTCCCCAACTATGACCCAAGCCGCGAGCTGACCGAAGACGAGATCACCGCAAAGATCGCCGCGTTCGCGGCTACGAAAGGACCGGGGAATGGCTGCGATCGGTAAAGTTTCCGCGGTGTTTACGGCGTCCACGTCCGGGCTCACGTCCGGCGTCAAGGCGGCGTCGTCCGCGTTTCGGTCGCTTCAGTCTGACACCAGCGGCCTGGAATCGAGCATGCGAGCGCTGACGGCGATTGCCGGCGCGCAGTTGTTCGGGTCTGTCGTGAGCGGTGCGGCGGCAGCGGCGAGGGCTTTTGCAAACCTCGGCGCGGGCGTAGTTTCGTCGATCTCGTCGGCGGTCGATGCGGCAACGTCGCTCGGCGAGGAGACGAGTAAGTCCGGCGTTATCTTCGGCCAGTCGGCGGCAAGGGTCGCGGAGTTCGCGAAACAGGCGAGCAGAATCGGCCTCGCCGAGTCCGCAGCCCTATCTGCGACCGGCTCGTTCGGGAATCTTTTTACGGCAATGGGGCTCGGTCGGGAGCAGGCAGCCGACTACGCGACGACGCTGACCAGCCTCGGGGCAGACCTGGCGTCGTTCAATAACTCGTCAGTCGAAGAAGCTGTTCAGGCACTAGGGGCCGCCCTCCGGGGTGAAGCGGAGCCGATCCGTAGGTTCGGCGTGCTGCTGGACGAGGCGACGCTAAAACAAGAGGCGCTGGCTCGCGGTCTGATTACATCGACCAGCGGATCGCTCACGCCTGCAATCAAAGCGCAGGCCGCGTACGCCGCGATCCTCCGCCAGACGGCGTCCGCACAAGGCGACTTCGCGAGGACGAGCGGGTCGCTCGCAAACCTCAGCCGAATCGTGTCGGCTCAGTCGACAAACGTTTTCTCGACCATCGGCCAGACGTTCGAGCCTCTCTATCGTGCGATCGCGGAGGCCGCCTCGAACGTGCTCGTCGCCATCGGTCCTCTGTTTGAGTCGGTCGCGGACGGCGTTAGGTCCAGCGTGGAGGTGATCGCGGCCGCGATTGCCCGCCTGACTCCGCAGATCATAGGGTTCCTCGGGTCGATCGACGGGGCGAACATCGGGCAGGCTCTTGGTGATGGTCTGCTCTCCGGTGCTCGTGCTCTGGCAGTCGTCGGCGACGCGCTGATCGCCAACAGTTCCGCCGTGTTCTCGTACTTCGCAGACGTAGGGACGCGGTGGACGGGCATGTTCGATCTGGGCGGCCGTGTCGCCCAGGCTTTCTATGGCGCGTTCCGGCTGTTCGAGTTCGTCGGGAACACGGTCGGCGGGGCGTTCTCTGACATTATCTCGGGCCTTTTACTCGCCGCCGCGAAACTGGCGGACGTGGCTCCCGGGTTTGGTGACACGGCTCGGGACCTCCGCGAAAGCTCGAAGGGGTGGGAGGTCACGGCTGACAACTACCTTGCGGCGGCAAACTCCTCCCTCGCGGCGTCCGGTGCGGCGTTCTCGGCGGCGTTTACCACCGGCGTAGAGACGGGCCTCCCGAGGGCTACCGGCCCTCTGACGACCGCCCTCGATTCCGCCGCGAACGCGCTCGCCTCCTCCGCCACCACCGCCGCCGCCACTATCACCTCGTCGGTCGGAAAGCCGGTGGAGGTCCAGCAAACCGTCGTCGTCGATGTGGCCGAGGCCCTGAAGGGCATCGACTCAAGGTCGTCCGAGGGCGTGGCCGAGATGTTCCGAATCATGCGAGGCACGGGCGGCGACGTGCAGGAGCAACAGCTCGGCGTGCTCGAGCGGATCGCCGATGCCGTCGAGACTCAGGAAGCCGACTACCCGTTCGCCATGGAGTAACTAATGGCCTGGGTTTCCTACGATCGAGTGGTTCGCGGAACCAGCGTGTCGGGCAGGTTCGGAGAGTCCATGCGGGCGGTCCGAAAGTGGACGATTCGCGTCGACTCACCGCTGACGACCGAGGCCGAGATCATCGGCGGCGTCACCGCGACCATGGGGATCACCTGGGGCTCACCACACCCCGAGTTTTCCGAGCTGAAGGCCCTAGAGCTCGAACTGGCCCCCGAGACCGATGACGGTATGCGGTGGCTGTTGACAATCAACTACTACATTCCGCCGCCGAATAAGGTGATGAGGGAAAACGGCATCCCGGAGGATGTGTGGGAGCGGTCCGGCGGCACGACGACCGTCCCGGCGTTCACCGACAACAGCGGGGCCACGATCACGAACGCGGCCGGCGATCCGCTCGAAGGTCTGGAGAAAGAGCGCGAGGAGACGAGCTGGACGCTGACGAAGTATTACGAAAGCGAGGCAACGCTCCAGGCCGACATCGTGGCGTATGCCGGAAAGGTGAACTCCGGGACCTGGGCCGGCGGGGCGGCGAAGACTTACAAGGCATATTTCAAGAGCGCGAGAAAGCAGTCGATTTCTAGGCTCGACGGGGACGACGACGCCGGGACGCTGGAGTTCATCGAGAGCCGGTGGGAGTTCCGATACGAGCCCGACACCTGGAAGGCGATGCCGTGGGATGTCGGATTTATGGAGCTATACAACGGCCCCATCTGGCAAAAGCGGGTGATCATGGGTAACGACAATAAGCCCGTGAAGCAGCCCGTGGCGCTGAACACCAACGGCACGAAGAAAGACGCCGGCCAGGCCCCGAGCGTGATCAAGGGCGGAGCCGGCGTCGATCTGTACGCGACCGCAAATTGGGCGACGGCCCTCGGGACCCCGACGATCCTCTGATGGCACGAACCGTAAGACTCACCGAAGACGCAGCGCGTCGCATGGCGGCCGCGACCCGCGCGTACGAGCGTGGGAACCGCGACCAGTCCGCGGTGATGTTCCGCCAGGGCGGCGACGACGGCGATCCCGTGCGGCTCGGGAGGACAGGGACCGTGTGGAACAAGGGCACGCTGGCGACAATCAACGTCTGGGAAAGCGGGACGCCTCCGAACGAGACCCAGACCACGGGGCAGACGCTCGCGAACTGCGTGAACAAGTTCGCGAACGTCGCAGGCGGTAAGTGGGTGATGCTCGCCCGCGGCGGGAATGGGTACTGGTATCTGATCGCGGCGGAGTGCTGACGCGTGACGCTCCTCCCGTGCTCGCCGTGTTGCCCATGCCCGACGATCACGGGCGAGGACGGGAATCCCTACCCGACCACGATAGACGTGGATATTACCTGCACCGGGTGGGGCGGCGACGCCTGGTTTACTGCGGGCTACAACGGGACGTGTCCGTTTCAGCCGAACACATGGGAAACGGGCGCGCTACGGTCTGCCCCGTCGTCTGGGGTCTACTCGCTGACTGAGTTCTCACAGCGAAAATGGGGCTACTTCTCGCGCTTCATATCTATCTCCGTGGACATCCTTGCGGCCTTCCAGATCCCAGGGCTCTTGCAAACGAACCTTTGCATCGAACTTGCGCGAATATCTGTCGGCGTGAATGGCTTGCAGTCAGGGGTGAGGGGCAGTACGTCGCCGTTCATCAACTGTAACAACCCGCCGGCCCCGGCGGCGTATACGAAAGCGGAGCTCGAATCGCTGCCGGTTCAGTACGACACCGTTCTCTCGA